CTAAAATGTTACCTGTTCCATATATTCTGCTAATTTGTCGATGCCTTCTCGAGCGTCCGACTGATTCATGCCAGCATATATGCGAAGCGTCACATCGGGCGTAGAGTGACCGGCAAGCCGCTGCACAGTTGAAACATCAACACCACTGCGGATCATATTCGTTACAAAAGACTTACGCAGACCGTGCAATGTGATGCGAGGTGTAAGGTGGTTTGCTTCAATAATATCTTTCAGCCACTTGTTAGGCCTGTTAATACCTAAACGTTTTTCAAAGTGTTGTGGAGATGGGAACAGTGGCCGATCATCTCTAATGCTGATAATCTTGCTTGCATCAAGTAATGCTATCCACTTTTTAAGCTGTATTGTCACTTTCGGGGTTAATGGTATTGTGCGCATACCCGCGGTTGACTTGGTGCCTTTAATTGATTCCTTACCATTTAGACCAGTTGCATAGGCTTTATTGATTGACAGTGTGGACGTTTTGAAATTAACATCTGATACGTTCAAAGCGCATAGTTCTTCACGCCTGATACCTGTGCTAACCATCAGCAGAAACATTGTGTACTTTTCTGGATCGTTATTAGGATCAATGCAAGTTAGGAATCGGGCGACTTGCTTGTTATCCCAGTAAACTGGTGACTTTCCAGATCCTACCCCGCGTGGCAATTCGACACCGTCTGCGGGGTTCTTTTCGATGTACTGCATCTTAACAGCAAATGAGAGTATCTTTTTAAAATAAATGAAACGTTCCTTGTATGCCTTGGTGGTTGTTTCTCTCCACTGACTGACAGCACTTTGAATGCTGCCGGTTTTTATCGCGGTGAGAGTTTTAGAACCAAACATAGGGATCAAGTGGTTATTGAAAAGCTGCTTAGTCTTATAGGCTGTACTTCCTTCCACAGTTTGAACATAGATCGGCCACCACTGATTGTACAAATCACTAAAGGTCTGAACCGTTGGGGTAGTGTCTTCTTCATCATATAAACCATTGGCCACGTCTAGCTTGAGTTTTGACTCTAGTAGACGTGCTTTTTGCATGCTTTGAACATTGCGAACAATATTCTTGCGTTTTCCAGCAACAAGGCCAGCGTTGACTGTTACGCGGTAGCGAACTGCACCAGACTTAAGCTTTACTTTTTTAATTGCCATATTCTTCTCCTATCCGTCACGCTGGGCAGGCGGTGTTAGATTGGAGAGTTTTCGCCGAAAATGGCGAAAAGGTGGCGGCCTAAAATTCGGCCATGATATTAACATTTATCTGTTGCGAATTTTAGCCTTTGAAAAGTAACGATTGACCAAGTCTGTAAATGTGTTTTGAAGTAACTGTCTATCAATAGTTAAGGCTTCTTCATTGGGGAAAACAGGAAATTCTCCATTAATCAAAACATAATTTGCAAAATTTGATAGAACTGTGTAATCTTCAGGATTCGCCATCAAAACATAGTTCGCATATTGAATTATTGAAAGCTGCTGCCGAGGAGTGAAGTCTTCTAAATGTTCAGAACCAAATAATCTTGAAAAGTTAGTTGGAAGTTGACGATATATGCTAGACATTAGTGCCTCTCCCATCAATTTTTCTTTGTCAGTTGGATCGTAAGTTGCATCTAATAACATGCGCTGTCCTCTAACCAAATTAGGAACACTCATTCTTCCTAGACTAGCTATTTGTGATAAGCGATCACTAGAAGGTCTTGAAACACCTCTCTCCCACTTTGAAACTAAACTTTTGTTAGCTTGGGGCACTAGTTGCATTCCAAACTGTTCCAGCGTCATTCCAAGATTACTGCGAATTTTTTTAATATTTTTCGCTAACACAGAGTTATCCTTTTTCATCTTTTGGCCTTCTTTCATGATACCTGGTTGACACCATAGTGCACTGGTGCTAATATAATGTCAAGTGAGTGTCATATAGGTATCACAAGAAACCAAGAAGATACAAGCTTAATCTATATATTTTGGGAGGTGAATATAAATGGCTTCAATGAAAGCAGAACTCGTTTTGTCGAAAGAGTTCGACAAGCAGCTTCAAGAACAGATTCATCAGGAAGTGATTCGTGTAATAAGAGAATTTTCCTCACAGCATGTAGAATCCCAAAAACTGAATATCGGGCAAGCAGCAGAGTACGCCAATGTATCGAGAAATACTATCTCGAATTGGACCAAGAGGGGATTGTCAGTACAAGTCGTCGGTGGCGTTAAGCGGATCAATACCGCAGACATCGACAACTACATGAAGAACAACGGCAAATAATCACGCTGGGCAGGCGGAAAGTAACTAGGGTTTATCACCAAGAAGTGAAAAACCTACGACATGGCGCATAAAGCCAGAGAGGAAACATTATGAATTTGTTTAGTAAAGAAGAGATAGCACTAGATCACGAGCTTGGAAATTTGATTGACAACATTCAGCTTAACGTTCATGCCATTGCAGAAGACAGTACCGTCACGGTTGATGGCAAGTATATCCCCAATAGCGAGCTGGCCGTTACGACTGCAAAAGAGTTGCTGCGGGTATCGGAGATCCTAAAGCTGTATGAAAACGAGGATGATGCCGATGATTAGCATTATTACGTGGCTACTAAGCCACCCGCTCACCGTCCCGGCACTCTGCATGGCGTTCCTGATTGGGGCTGTCTGCGGCGCTTATTTTCAATTCTCGGAGGACGATCGTCATGCCAAAAATGGTTAGCACAAAATATGGCTGGCAATGGCGAGACTACGTGCAAGCTGATGCTGATTGTGATCGATACTGGGCGTTTAAAAAAGCTGAACGTCGTTCACTAAATGAAGCCACAAAAAAATCGCCAAGAGTGGCAACTCAAGGCGAGAAGAAGACAAGCGAAAAAATCTATGTCGACTTTTAGCTTGCCTCGAATTGGTTACTTTGTCAAGGAAATGGAGGCAGTTATGATGAAAAATGTTTCAAACAGCACCAAAGCGCCTGATTTAGATATGGCGTCTTTGAACCTCAGCACTGCAAAAGGACTTCTAGAAGCCCTTCGTGATCAGTTAGATAGTATTGAAGAACTGGTTTGTTACTATAGAAAAAATCATACACAAGCAGAGGCCTTGCGACTCGCGTATGAGGCTAATCGATCATTTTATACATGGATGGCACTCCTGAGACCAATTCAAGAATACGTTGATAGCAGCTTGGCAACGATTGATGAGGCAGACAAATGATGAAGGAAGATTACTATACAACCGCACAGGCGCTTTTAAGTGATACAAGTGCAATGGTGAATATCTTGCGACATCAGATCAACGATGAACAGCAATCAGCACTGGCCGACACAGTCGCGGACATGATCATTGATGCTCGCCGTCTACTTATGGAGGGAGATGCTGTCGATGGTCGACGTGCTTGAAGTAGCGCTTGGTTATCAGCAGCATGGCTTTGCAGTCTATCCACTTGCGCCCGGAACCAGAACGCCACTTAATGGTTCCCACGGATATAAGGACGCTACCAAAGACCCAGAACAGGCCAAGAAATGGTGGGGTGAACATCCTAACTACAATATTGGCTTGGGGCTTGATGGCGTGCTGGTGTTTGACATTGATATGGGGCATAAAAGCGGGGCTAATGGCAATGAGACGTTGGCTAAATTGAGCGCTGATGGTCGTGCTGATCAAATTCCTTCTACCTATATAGAAACAACGCCAAACGGTGGACTTCATGTTTTCTTCACCTATCCCAAGGAATTGAAGCTAACCAGTCGATCAGATCTGTTCTCTAAGAATGGCGAGAAAACCGGCCTTGACTATATTGCAACTGGAGTGCCGGTTTTCCCTAGCATTCGCGAGAACGGCATGTATCAACCACTCAAAGGGCACAAGATCACCAAGCTAGCCCCAGTGCCTCAATGGTTACTAGATGAAATTCAACGTGTCAGCTACCCTAACCCAGTGTTTGGTGGTTCAACAGTTTATCGAGGTAAACGATGGACAGGCAAGCTGCTAGATGAAATAGTGAATGGCACTAGTACCGGCAATCGCAATGATTTTCTGACCAAGATTGCTGGCAAAATGTTCTTCACAGGTGCAGAGCCGCAGACAGTTTATAACTTGCTGTTTACAACTAATGATAACTATCTAGATACACCCTTGGCAGAATCCGAAGTTAATAAGATTTTCAAGTCAGTATTGAAAGCCGAAGAGAGGAGGCGTGCGGTTGGTTAAAGCGATGCCCGAAGATATTAAGCAAGAAGCCAATAAAGTGGTCAACGTTGATTTTACAGGTCAAGAGCAATGGCGAAATGACCTTAAACTTGATGGCAATGGTGGTATTAGAAAAGATTCGGTGGTTAATATTCAACTGCTACTTGATAATGATCCAGCCTTCGCCAATGTCATCGCTTGGGACGACTTTTCAGAGATGCTTATTAAGACAAAAGGCGTTAAAGGATTGCCGATTCGTAAAGGTTTCTGGACTGATGAAGATGATGCTGTCGTCCGCTCATATATGGAGCATAAGCACAATCTCTTGTTTAGCAAGCAGAATGAACAAGATGCCATGGTTGTTGTTGGCAAGGAACATTCAATTAATCCGGTTAAAGACTGGATCGAAGCTGAAAAATGGGACGGTACCCCTAGAGCAGAACGTTACTTCATCGACTATCTAGGTGCCGAGAACAATGAATACACCCGTGCTGTTACTCGTAAGTGGTTAGCTGGGGCTGTAAAACGTGTCTACCAGCCCGGCTGCAAGTTTGAACTCGTTCCAATTCTTGAAGGTAAACAAGGACTTGGCAAGAGTACGGCTGCTCGTAACTTATTCCCGAAAAAGTTCAGCGATTCATTAAAATCAATGGGCAAGACAGACGAAGATTACAAGAAGCTGCAAGGTAACTGGATCATGGAACTCGGTGAACTTTCCGCAATGAAAAAAACTGAGATTGAGTCAGCTAAGAGCTTCATCAGCGCCCAGTCAGATTCATACCGAGGGAGTTATAGCCACTATGTTTATCCACATTTACGCAAGTGCGTGTTCATTGGTAGCACTAATCAACAGGACTACTTGAAAGACGCTACTGGTGAACGCCGTTTCTTCCCTATCAGATGCGGTGTTACAAAGCCCACAAAGACCGTATGGCGCAATGAAGAAAGCGTACCGAAGATCAACCACGATATACATCAGGTACTGGCAGAGGTCAAAACATGGGTGGATGCAGGTGAGAGTGTCTTTGCTGATGATAAGCTGATGCAACTGGCTAAACCATATCAACAAGAAGCAGAAACCGTTGACCCTATGAAAGAGGCCATTGAAGACTTTCTCAACATGAAAGTGCCATCGAATTGGGAAAAGCTGTCATTGAGCCTAAAGGCCAGCTTCTTTCACACTCATATTGACCATAACGGTGATGTGGCCACTTGGTTACAACAGCACTTGGATGCTGGAGAATTACAACCACTGCAACAAACCACCACTAGAGAGATTATGGAAGTGGTGTTCGACAAATCCGTTGACCGTTACCTGATGGGTCGTACTGGATCGGAAGCAAAACGTATCAAGCTCATCATGGATAACATGGATGGGTGGGATCGTGAACGAGTTCGAATCAATGGTCAGCGTTCAAGAGGATACGTCAGGAAGTAAAGTGTTTGTTTTTCTACTGTCCCACCTGTCCCAGCACTATAAATGCCGGTATATCAACGTTTTGATGGGACAGGTGACCTGTCCCATTGCTGTCCCAACGTGTCCCACTACTGTCCCAAGTCCTAATTTGGACATGTGCGGGACAGCTCGGGACATGTGTGGGACATGTCTGCTGTCCCAGACAAACGCCTATAAATCAACGTTTAGAAGCCCGGGACACGTGGGACACTTAAAAAGCAAACAAATTTAAAACTACCCACAAGGAGAAATTGAAATGACAAAAGCAGCATATCGCAAAGCAGCACTTTTAGACGTTAAACACGATCGAGACAAATGGGCTGAACTTGGGGCGCTTGTAAAAGAACGCTACTTAGTTCGCAGCATGACACCCAAAGAATGGCTCATCATTGTTAAGCAACGTGAAGGTTATGAAATTGAAGTATATCCAACGTTTGAAATATCAGATGGTTTTCAATTCTCACACGTTAACCTATTGACACGATCATCATATGGAAGCATTAGCCGCATTGCATACCATGAACTTTGTTCCTCAGCAAGTGACACCATTAGTTCAATTGACCGCATGATTGATCTTGCCAAGGATAAGAGATATTAGGAGCGTTAATCACATGAAGAACTATTCAATTTCGCGCCTGAATAAGGTGGCACATTACGGGAAAGAAGATACAAGCGGACCTGAACCAGATGGCGAGTATAAAGACATCGGTACCATCTTCTACGGATCCTATCGGCAGACACTGGCCGATTTGGCACGTCTCAACGTCGAAGGCAATAAGGACACTAAGGTAGTTGTAATCCGTCACAATGAGGCCATCGATACAACCGTCATCTTCAAGATAAACGATAAACCCTATCAGGTCATCGAAGTATTACCCGACGATGAAGTCAACGGCTTAGACCTGGTCACATTACAATACGCAGAGTGAGGAGAATGAACATGAGTACAACATGGTACCGCATTTCAGAACAGGCTCGTAAGGAGCTACGCTACTACTACCAGAGCATCGAAGACGCTATCAACCGTGGAGATACCGTGACAGCGCTAGAGACGATTGATGAAGCAAGGAAGAAGTTCGATAAGTTAGTCCATATCGATGATGAAAAATGGTAATGAAGCTGTGTAACCATGCAGGTTGCAAGGCACTTGTGCCGTTCAATCAAGCCTTTTGTGAGAAACACCAGCCGAAACCGATGACTGACGACTATGATCGTTATGCGCATCGTAAAGCAATTGGTGGTCGTTACTTTCAGTTCTACAAGTCCAAGGTGTGGCGCAAGCTATCCTACTCGTATCGTCTAGCACATCCACTGTGTGAACGATGCCAAGCAAAGGGTTTATACGTGCAAGCTGACGTGGTGGATCACATTGTGCCAATACGTGTGGATTGGAGCCGCAGACTGGACGAGAGCAATCTACAAAGCCTATGCAACTCGTGCCACTGGCAAAAGACAAAGCATGAAGATCCGAGAGCTTCCCCATCTAGTTATGGGGGCTAGGTATCATTGTTTCAAGGACCGGTGGACATGCCTTGCATTTTGAAAATGTCCAATAATCGTAAAATACGGTCACGGCATTATGTAAACTAAAATTATGTGTTATAATTAGATTAGATAATACTAATCGTAATTATAAAGAAAGGAAGTGGTGGCAATGGGTGCACCTCTTAAATCGGTCACACAAATGCGAGGCCATATCAACCAAAAGCAACGTGCTGAACGTACTGCAATCGAGAAAACACTGTTCACTTACCAAGAGTTGGTCGATCAGCCCCCCGTGTGGCTTGATGACTATGCTGTGACTGAATGGCAGCGCATTGTACCATTGCTCAAAAAGGATATTCCAGTGAGCGAACTGGACGCTGCCCTGATTGCCAGTCATTGCCAGGCCTATTCTGACATTCAGAAAGCGGCCGAACTTGTAAAAGAACAAGGCATGACGGTTAAAACGGGCGACAGTGTGAAAGCTAATCCAGCAGTCAAAATGAAACTGGATGCCACTAATCAGATGATCCGTATTGATGACTTGCTTGGCTTGTCAGTCTACAGCCGGGCAAAGTTGGCAGTGAAGAATGAGACTAAGAAGAAGCCTGACGATCCGTTCGCGGAGCTGATGTCATCGTGAACTATGCGACTGAATACACTGACAAGGTGCTAAGCGGTGAGATTGTTGCTTGTAAAAAGATCAAGCAAGCAGCGAGACGTTATCGCAGAGATTTGAAAGCCAGCAAGCGCAAGAAGAATCCATGGCCGTATTACTTTAATGAGGACTTTGCCAACAAAGCCATTGAGTTTATCGAACTGATGCCGGCACGTGATGGGTCACCACTCAAACTAGAACTTTTCCAAAAATACTTGGTATCAGAGCTGTTCGGGTGGAGAGACAAGGCAACCGGCAATCGTCGTTATGATCGAGCCTATATATCGATGGCTAGAAAGAACGGAAAATCGTACCTAGTGGCTGGTGAATTAGGCAACATTTCGGCT